CAAGACGGAGATCAGTTTGTATTTACTGATGCATGGCATCCTGGTGTTATCAACATCAAGTATATGTCTAAACTATTAGGTAAAAATATTACACTGCACGGTTTATGGCACGCTGGTTCATATGATCCAAATGACTTTTTAGGTAGATTGATTGGAGATGAGAAATGGATACGTAATGCAGAAGCTTCATTCTTTGAAGCATTTGATTATAATTGGGTAGCTACTGACTCACATAAAATACAAATACATCGTGTATTTCCGGAAGTGAAGTTACATCACACCGGCTGGCCGATGTCATATACACGAGATTTGTTGGACCAAGCTAAGCAAAAGGAAAGAAAGCCTATAATAGTATTTCCGCATCGCATTGCTCCAGAAAAGCGTTTAGATTTATTTGAAGAATTATCTAAAAGACCTGAGTTATCTCATTACGAATTTAGAGTTCCTATGCAAGAAAATCTTACAAAGGATCAATATCATAACCTGCTAGGAACAGCTCGTTTTGCTGTATCATTTGCAGAACAAGAAACATTGGGCATATCAATGTATGAAGCTGCTTGTGCGGGAGCTGTTCCAATTGTTCCAAATAGACTTTCATATGTTGAAATGTATTATGACGGTTTCAAGACAGATGGCACGGTAGATGCAGTAGTCAATAAAATATTAGAATTAGAATCTCATGATTTGCAGCGTGAAGCAAATGATCAAGCTAACTTGTTACATGAGCATTTCTTTTCAGCAACAAAATTACTTAATAAATTAAAGGAAATAAATGCAAGATAAAAGGTTTATATATTATCCTTCATTATCAGCAGGTTCTATGGTATCTGCATTCAAAAAGGATTATAAATTTTCAGATGGTACTCCCGTTAAATTTTATGACTCGAGATACCCAGCAGAATGGAGACATCCATACTTTTTGATTACTGCAGGTCATCATTACAAGAAAATGGATTTCCGCGATCAGCTCGGATTAGAAAAAGATGTATTAGTATTTGGCGACTCTGGTGGTTATCAGATTGCAACAGGAGCATTGCCATATTCAAATGAATTGAGAGAAAAGATCTTTCATTGGTTAGAAGCTAATTCAGATGTTGCAGCTAATTTGGATATTCCACCTAAGACTGTATACAAGAACAAGTTTCATGAATGTGCGGATATTTCATTTGATAATTTTAAATGGTTTGAAAAGAATCAATCAGGAAAGACTGCATTCATCAATATGCTTCAAGGATCTAATTCTGAGGAATATACATGGTGGTATCATAAATTCAAAGACTTTGATTTCAGTGGTTGGGCAATTGGTGGCCCGCAAAAGTTAGTAGACTTCATGTTTGCATTAGCTTTAATGCTTCAAGAAAAGGAATTTGAAAAAGAACATAACAAGTACTTGCACTTGTTGGGTATTAGCAAGATATCAGATTTCTTTATTTTAGCAACATTGCAAAAACTAATGAACGAGTTAACTAATAATAGAATATATGTTAGCACAGATTCATCATCACCAGGACAATATCCAGTATATGGGACATATCTTCATTCTTGGAATTATAAAATGCAATCATTTAGTGAATTGTATTTTCCTAAGAACAATGAATATCGAAGACAAACTCATATTGCTCAAGGTAAAACAATAGCTCCACAAGTTGATAAGCATCAACATGTAGCATGCGGATTAGATTGTCCGGCTTGTAAAGACTTTACATATGAATATTTAGAAGGCAAAACTGCAGAAGGCTTAGATCGTTATTCGCAAGAAGCTATGCCTCGAATGGTAGTTCATAATACACATTTGTATGTACGATTAGCAGAAGATATTAATAAGGTTGTTGATAGCCATGTAGAAATGCTAGAAACACTTATTCCAAGAGACTTATATTCAGTTATTCTATCAATGCATGAAATGTTTGCAGATCCAGACGCAGCAATGCATGTATATGAAAAATACAAAAAAGTATATAAAAAGTTCGGTGGAGATAGTATATCAACTATCAATGCTACATCATTCAATCAATTCTTTGGACAAAAGACAAATTAATTATAAAAATAGGTTACAAAATGGAGAAAAGTAAACTCGTAAATTTTATTAATCGTTATCATTTAGCAGGAAACTGTGAAGCGGTTATTGTAAAGGAAAATGAAAACGGCGTAAGCTGTGATTTAATTGACTCTGATCAGACAGTAGTTGGTAATGTTCAATGGAAAACCGATCCCTTTCTTAAAGGAGAGTTAGGTATCAATCATACAGCAACATTAACAAAGATGTTGTCAGCGGTAAATGAAAACATTGACATCAACGTAAGGGAAAGTGCTGGAAAGAACTTTTCAATGGAGATCAAAGAAGGATCTACCAAGATGACATTCATGTTGGCAGACACTACGGTTATTCCAGCAGTGCCAGCAATCAATCAACAACCTGAGTATGAGGTTAGCATTGACTTAGATGATGTATTCATCAATCGTTTCATTAAAGCAAAGAATGCGTTACCAGATGCAAAGAACTTTGCCGTTCAAGTAAAAGAAGGTAAAATTCGTTTCATTATCAATTATACAACCATCAATGCAGATAATATTTCATTTGAGATTGATGGTGGAGTGAATCCAATGGAACCAATCATGTTCTCAGCAGACAAATTGAAAGAAATTTTGACTGCAAATAGAGGTGATATGGGTACGCTTCATGTTTCATCACAAGGATTGGCTAAAGTTGAATTTCACGGTCAGGATTTTGATTCTACTTATTTCCTTGTACAATTACAAAACTAATTGGATATGATAGGACAAGTAGAAAATACACTTTGGGTAGAGTCATTCAGACCTTCAACATTAGATGGATACATTGGTAATGAACATATCATAGAGAAAGTGCGCATCTTCATCGAAAATGGAGATGTGCCACATCTTCTCTTTTACGGACCAGCTGGCACGGGTAAAACGACACTTGCAAAGATTATTGCAAACGGTGTTGATGCAGATATTATGTACATCAATGCATCGGATGAAAACTCTGTTGATACGGTTAGAGATAAAATCAAAAGATATGCATCAACAGTAGGATTCAAGCGTTGGAAGATTGTGATTCTTGATGAGGCTGATTTCTTAACACCAAATGGTCAAGCAGCATTGCGTAATCTAATGGAAACATATAGCAAGACAACAAGATTTATTCTTACATGTAACTATGTTGAAAAGATTATTGACCCAATTCAATCAAGATGTCAAGTATTTGGAATCACACCTCCAAATAAGCGTGATGTAGCACAGAGATTGGTAACGGTTCTTGACGATAAGGGTGTAAAATATGATGTTAAAGATGTAGCAATAATTATCAATGCATCATACCCAGATGTTAGAAGAGCAATCAATGCAGCTCAAGCTCAAGTAGTAAATGGCAAATTAAAGATTGACAAACAAAGCACAGTTCAAGCCAATTACATGACTGAAATACTTGAAGTGTTAAAGAATTCAAAGGATAAGAAGAAAGCATTTACTCAAATACGTCAAATTATAGCTGACAGCAAAGTAAAAGACTTTCAGCCTCTATTCACATTCTTATATGACACAATAGATGATTATGGTACAGGTCATGTTGCTGGTGTTATTTTAATATTAGCAGAAGCTCAGTATCAGGATGCACATGCAGTTGATAAAGAAATCAACACAATGGCAATGTTTGTTAAATTAATGAATGAATTATAATAAATAAACCCAACACTTACGCTTAAATAAGGAGAAATATTATGGAAATAATCGCATTTTTGTTAGGTGTAGGTTCAGTTATTGCAATTGCAATGGTTGTGTCTATGTTTAGGATGAATAAACGAATCGCTAATAGCGAACAAAAGTTAAACGACCAAGAAAAACAATTCGATGATGTTTATCGAGAATTTGAAAATACGAATAATACATTACATCAACGTGTTGATGAGTTATATAGTGTATTAGACTCAAGATTTGATAAATTCGAAAATAAATTAAATAACAAAAAATAATTAATCAGTAAGTGTTGGGTTTTATAAAATAAAAATATGAACATAAAAGAAATACAACAAGAAATCCATAAAGTCAATGTAGAAAAAGGCTTTTGGGAAGATAGAAAAAATGTAGGCGAAGTTTTGATGTTAATCGTATCAGAGTTAGGCGAAGCATTAGAAGCACATCGAGGTTCTAGAAAAGCCTTAGTTGAACTGTTTGATGCAAAAGCAATTGACAGAACTGAAGCAGCAGATTATCAAGCAGATTTTGAACAATGTATTAAAGACACATTTGAAGATGAAATTGCTGATACAGTAATTCGTATTTTTGATATGTGCGAAGGTTTTGGTATTGATTTAGAACGACATATTGAATTGAAATTAGAGTATAATAGAACAAGACCGTATAAGCACGGTAAAAAATATTAAACATGGCAGAAAAGAAAGCAGCAACTATCTTTGACTTTATCAATGGAATTACGCATCAAAAGAAAGAATGGTCAGAATGGTCAGATCATGATCAAAAACAGTTCTCACCATTTATCGTTAATCGATTCTTATCAATGCGTATGGAACTAACTGAAGTTATCAATGAGTTACAGCGTTACACAATAGGTTTACTTTCTCCCAAAGATACTTATCGCTTGTATCATGGTCTCCTCCCATCAAACAAGACCTTCGCTAAATACATAAAAGGCAAGAAGGAAGATAAGTATGAAAAAGAGTTAGTTTCACAAGTAGCCGAACATTATCAGGTTAGCCTTGCTGAGGCTACGGATTATGTTGATCTTATGTCAAAGGATAGTTGCTCTTTCCTGCTACAACGTTACGGTTATCAACCAAACGAAATTAAAAAACTAGTAAAAGGAGTGAAATGAGCGTAAACACCCAGTCTCACTATAAAGGAAAGGACAGCTTGTATAAATTTGCAGAAGAGTGGTCTTTAAATGCTTATGAGTTCGACATCATTAAACGCATTGTTAGATGCCGACACAAAGGTTCATTTGAGCAAGATTTGAATAAAACAAAAGACCTCATCGACATTTATTTGAAAGAAAAAGGCCCAAATTATTTGGATCTTACAAAATAATTTATTATCTTTATAGTAAAATATAAAAGATAGTAATTATGACAAAAGAAGAGTACATCGAAAAAAATTACCTAGGGTTTGTTGTTGAAGAAAATCCAATATTAGAATTCCATCGAACTGATGCAGGAGAAATTCATAGAGAAGATGGACCTGCAATAGTATACGCAGAAGGTAATACAGAGTGGTGGTTAAACGGTAAACTACATAGAGATGGAGGCCCAGCACAAGATTGGTCAA